TGGCCCTATCGGACATATTCAAGCGTTATAGGCGTATTGACTGGGCTTACCTGGACCCAACCAGGTAGGGGGGGACCATGACACCGGAACTGTTAACCGCCATTCTCGGGGTGGGCGGCCTGGCCGCTATCGTCCCTAAGATTATCGACGGCGTTTCCGCCTGGCTGTCCGGGCGGGCCAAAACCGAAAAGGCCCGGAACCAAACGGTCCTGTCCAGACTGTCCGCCGCGGACCGGCGCGCCGAAAACGAAGCAGAGTTTAGGCGGGTACTCGAGGAATACGCGGGGCAGCTGCGGCTAATGCTGGTCAATGCCGGCGTGCCGGCGTCCGCGCTTCCGCCCTGGCCAGTCCGGGAACATACCCGGCGGGCGACTGACCCGCCGGCGACGTAGTCACCCAACCCCCACCCGTTCCCGGGCGGGGTTTTTTTATGCCCTAGAAAGGGGTCCAGCATGGCCTATGAATTCATAACCCAGCATGACGCGACGTTCTACCATGCCCGGCCGGCCGGCCACCAGTACCGAGGGATTGCCATTCACTGGTGGGGGGACCCTGCCCTAAAGCCCACTTTTGACGGGACCATAAATTACCTGGTTTACGGCGGGGCGCGGAACACGGCGTCCGTTCATTACGTGGCGGAAGCCGGCAAGGTGGCTTGCCTGTTGGACCCCGACACCCAACTAAGTTGGGGCCAGGGCGACGGGGCCGGCGGCGTCGGAAACCAGTTCTATATATCCATTGAACTGAACCCGAGGGCCTGGGATTCGGACTATCAGACCGCGGCCGAACTGATCGCGGAACTTAGGGCCACCTATGGGCCCTTGCCCCTGGCCCCCCATCGGGCCTTTACGGCAACCCAATGCCCCGGCGTTTGGGACCTGGCAAGGCTGGACCGGCTGGCCAAGGGCATCACGCCCGGCCAGGAACCGTTGCCCGAACCGACGCCGCCGCCGGCACCGCCGGCCCCCACGCCGGCACCGGGGGCCGATATGTCCCGTATCCATTGGGTGGTGGAACCGGGCGACACCCTGGGGGCAATCGCCAACTATTACGGCGGACCGTCCGTCCAACAGATCGCCGCCCATAACGGCATCACGGACCCGAACCGGATTTCGGTTGGACAGGTCATTTACATTCCCGGGCCGCTAGCGTGGATAGTGGACCCCGGCGACACCCTGACGAAGATTGCCGCCTATTACGGGATGACCGCCGAAACCGTGGCCGCTAATAACGGCATCCCGGTTAACGCCGTCATCTATCCCGGCCAAGTCCTACAGATCATCAGCTAGGGGGCCAGGTCATGACTGAACAGCCAATGGAAACGCCGGCGGCCCCGGTGGTCCCCACCCAAGTGGCACGGCCCTGGCGGGCCACCTGGCGGACCGTGGTTCAGGTGGGCATCCCGGCCGCTATTATCCTGGTGGGCGTCCTGCCCGAGGTCCTGGAAACCATTATCGACGGGATGGGGGACCACCTGCCGGCAGACGTCCGGCTGGCCCTGCTGGCCGCGGCCGCGTTCATTACCGCCCTGGCCGGCACCCTTGCCCGCCTTGCCGCTATCCCTCGAGTGAATGACGCCCTAAAGGCGGTCCACCTGTCCGCGGACGGCCGGCCCCGGCACTTGGGCTAGACTAGCCGGGCAAGTAACAGAAAACAGGATGTTCTGTCGCAAAGAATGGACCCCGGGTCCGCCCATAAAGGGGGGCGGACCCGGGGCCCATTCGCGTTTAAAGGGGTACGCCCCACGGCCCGGGCTGGGGGGGCGCTATCGCCGGCTGGTCTCAGGGCCGGCGACGGCACCCGGGCCGGGGGGACGTAACCCAGTCTATTGGGGCGCGCGGTGCCGGCCCCGAGGACGCCGTAATAGTCGCGTCCAAAAGGCCAGCCAACGCCCTAGCGTGGTCACTTCCGGCGCTTCCGGCCGTTATGGATATAGGCCGTCCCCACGGGCCGGATAACCTGGTCCCCGAACGCCGGGACCGCGTCCTGGTCATGGCCGGCATTGAAAATAATCATCACCCGAGGGACCCCCGGCAAAGGCTTGGCCCAACTGACTAACTCATGGGTGAACCCCTGCCGGCGCAACCGGCGCGCGGCCCTGGTCCGGCCGGTCATATCGCCGGGTCCTTATCAACGTCCAAGTGGCGGCCGCCCAACTTTGCCGGGCCGGCCGGCTTGCCATTCGTCGATAGTCGCCGGCAACCAACCGATTTGGCGGACCCCTATTTGGGCGTCCGGCTTTGGCAAACGATACCGGTTCAGGGTGTCCGGTTTGACCCCGATACGGGCCGCGACTTCCGGCCGGCTTAGATACCGGACGGGCTTGGGACTGACCATGACTTTAGACGGCTATCTGATCGGGGGCCGGTTCGTCCGCGGACGAGGACTTGCCGGCCTTGCGTTCGTCCGCGCGCTGCTTCCGGATAAGGGCTTGGGCCTGGTCATAAAGGTCCAGATACTTTTGGGGGATACGTCCGGACGGGGCGATTTCCCAACCCTGCTGGGCTATCCATTCGCGGATTTCGATTCGCTGTTTTGTGGACCTGCCGGCCAAACCGTTGCCCGGTTTCATCTTGCCTTTGGTTGGCTTGGGTTCGACGTCTTTAGGTTCCCGGGCAGGTATCGCGGCCATTCGCTTAGGGGTAGGCAAGTGGCGTTCGTCCACTTCCGATAGTTCGTCATCCACCGTTATGGAACCGTCCAGAATCCGGGCCATGTTCCGGGCGTGGACGCTGGCACTCGGGGCGGCTTGGGCGTAGTCCAAGGCCCGTTCGATTCGGTTTTTCAGTTCCAAAGACTGTTCTATCGACTTGGCCGCAATCGCCCCCATTTGATCCTCGCCCCCAAAGGAGACAAGCAGGTTATTGGCGGCTATCAGGTCATGCAACTTAATCATTGGGGACCACCACCGGCCGCATACGTTCCGGGGCTGGACGCTTACCGGTGCCCCTAGGCGTATGGTAAACAATGGTCAGAATCAGACTGACCGAAACGCCGTATCGTTCGGCCAACTGTTTAGTTGTGAAAGTGCCCTTTTTGTATTCCCGCATGATCGCCGCCATGGCACCCGCGGCAAGCTTCCGAGGCCGGCCTACCGAATCGAAATAGCGGTGTTCTGTTTCGTGTTGCGCCTGTTCGGATTCGATCCTTTGGCGTTCGTCGTCAGTAACCAATCTAAGCCTTTCAGGACGTGGCGTTGGGTCATCTGCCGGGCCATGTAATGCAAGGGTCACGGGGGTTCCTTTCGTGGTGTTGGCGGCTTCCGTCTATAAAGCTACATCACAATTAGACGATTTCAGTTAGACGGGTCACCTATGACTCGGGGTTTTTGTCAGTGGTGTCTGATAGGGCCGCGGCAATCATGGCCCGGGCTTGGGTCAGGTTCATGGCAACCCCGCCGCCCACGGGTCCAACGTCCGTTCCGTCCCGGTCGATTTCCCACACGAACCAAGGGGCCGTCAGGTAATCCGCCCGGACCGTGAAATAGCGGCCGGCCTGTTCGGCGTATCGGGTCCGATACGGGTTCCTAAGTGCCGGGTTCCACGGGGCCGTCTGACTTAGCCGGATGCCCGCGCCGGCGGCCGGCGCGGCGTCCACGGTCCCGAGTAGGACGCCGCCGGTATGGGTGTAGATAGTCACCCGGCCGGCCCGGCCGTAAGCCTGGACGAAGTGGTGGGCCAGCACGGTGCCCGCGGCGTCCGATAGGTACACGTCCCAAGTGTTCCGCCAACCGCGGCCGCGGTGGCCCTGGTTGAACGCTTCCGCCTTGCCCCCCTCGGGGACCCGGTTTTCCTCGGGGGCCTGGTGTTCCCACCAGGTCACCACGGCGTCCCGGACCTGGTCCCGGTTCACTTGCCGGCCGCCGCAACGCGTTGGGCTATGCGGGGGTCCCCGGCTTTGAATACCGGGTTATGGGTCCGGAACCGGCCCGAGGACAGGACGGCGAGATAACCGCCGCAAGCCGGGCAGGTGGCATAACGTAAGTGCCCGCGGGCGTCCGGGGTGCCCATGGGGGTAACGTTCGGGCACTTGCCCGGCTTGGCTGCGGGGCTGGGGCTGGTGGTCATTGGGGGGTCCTTTCGTGGTGGGTGGTTTGCCGGGGGGCCATGGGGGCGAGGCCCCCCGGCGGCTGGGGGGTGGTTATGCCTGGGGTTCGGCGGTGTAAACGATTTTGTAATCGGACTCTAGGCGGGCCCACCCGTTCCGGACCTGCTGGGCTTCCGCGTAAGTGGCAATGTCCGCCACACATTCCCACCGGTTCCCGGTCAGAATGTTTTCCCCGTAGACGGCGAACCGGGGGGCCGGCGCGGTGGCCGCGGCGTCCGTGGTCTGCCCGTATTTTGCCGTGCTGACGACGGGCAACGGGGCGGCGGCGTTCTGCCAAGCTTCCGTGGCCTGGCACCGGGGGCAGGTGGTCGGGGCCGGGGTAGGTGGAAAAGTGGTTCATGGTGTCTCCCAAGGTAGTTGGCGGGTCCTGCTGTCCCCCAAGAATGACACGTCTAACCGTGTTATTCAATACGTAACCCCGTATTCCCGTAGGTACGTAACCCCGGGCCCACGGGACCCCGTAAGTCCGTGGTCCCGTAACCCCGTATGAATTTGGTACGGGGTTACGGGTTACCGTGCTTACGGGAATGCGGGGACACGTGATCCCGTGCTTAGGGGTTCCCGTGTTCCCGCATGAATTTCTACGGGAACACGTAAGCCCGTGACCACGGGGTTACGTGGTCACGGGCTTACGGGGTTAGGGGACTACGGGGTTACGGACGATTTGCCCGCCGCGACGCCGGCCGGCAGATCGCCCACCAGGGGCCCCTGGGGCCGGCCACGGCGGTGCCGGGGCCGGGACGGGCTACGCCGGGCCGCCGGGGGCCGGCCGGTCCCGGTAGGACGCCGGCGGCGGGCCGCCGTTCGCTGCCAAGGCGGCCCGGTACGCGGCCACCCATGGGGCTATGACGTCCCACCGGACCCGCCGGTGGAAGTCCACCAGGACGTTATCCGTAAAATCGAACATGGCCCCGGGCGGGACCGGCGCGGAATAGTTCAGGGGGACCGGCCCCACGCTGTCTATGTCATAGTCCGGCAGGTCCAGACAATGAACGGCGTAAGTGTTCAGGATTTCGAATGTTTCTTCCGCCTGGTAATCCGCCGGCATTAGGACACGTTGTTCCGGATACGGGCGGCAATCCGGGCGGCCAGTTCCGGGTCCTGGTCCAGTTCCTCGAGTAGGGCCCGGAACACTTCCACCGTGGGGACGCGGACCTTGCCCACCGCGGCGGGGATGCCCATGACGTCCGGGAACGCCCGGACGAACTGATAGGCCGCGTGGTCTAGTTCCACGGTCATTTTGACCGGGGCAACCCTGGCCGCCGGCGCGGCCGCGTCCGGCTTGGGTTCGGCTGCCACCAGGGCGACGCGGGCGGCAAACTTGTTTTGGGCGTTAGTCATTTGATTTTCTCCAGTTCAATGGCGGCGGAAAGGTAACCGTAAAGGGTGGCCCGGATGGGTCCACCCAAGGCTTGGGCCAGCGGTTCTAGGCGTTTGATTTCGGCTTGCATGACGTTGGACCCGCCGGCGACGAGGGCGGCCCGGATACCGTCCGCCGAACCGGCCCGGACGTTTACCCGGTTCAACAGGAACCGGACGTCCCGGCCGCCGGCGCGGGCAACGGCCTTTAGGGTGGGCTGGACCCGCCGGAATTCCATCAGGGTGGGGGCCAGGGGGACCACCACGACGTCCGCAATCCGCAAGGCGGAATCAACTATCCCGGGCGGCGGGACGTAGTCCGGGGCCGGCTTTTCGGGCGGGTAAAAGGGCGGGGTGTCAATCAGGATCACGTCATACTTACCGCCGGCAATGCCGAGTAACCGGCGGTGGATCAGCTTTGACGGTAGGCCAATTGTGGGGATAGTCCATTCCGAGATTTCGGCCCAATCGGTAATGGATTCCTGGGGGTCCGCGTCCACGATCAGGACGGACCGTTCCAACTGCCGGAACGCGTGGGCAAGGTAGGCCGTGGACGTCGTCTTACCGGTCCCGCCTTTCAGGTTGGCCACGGCAATGACCAGGGGCCGGCGGGTCATGGCTGGACCCGGCCGGCACGGTAGGCCAAAAGGGCGTCATGTAGCCGGATGAACTTACCGGCTTCCGCGAGTAGTTCCCACCGGTTCCATTCGGGCCATTCGGCCTGGATTTGCTCGAGGTCCACGGCGGCGTCCCACGCGGCCAGGTGTTGGGCCAGGGCTTCGGTTTCGTCGCGGGGCAGGTAGGGGGCGGGCAGGGGGTCCGGTGCTGGGGTAGTTGTCATGGGCTGAACTATATACGGGAATACGGGGACCCGTAAACACTTTCGTCTATATAGTTGGGCCATGGACCTTTATTTCGACTGGCACGGCCAGCCCATAGACCGCGACGAATACGCCCGCCTATGGCAGCTGCCCCACCACGTCGCCCATACGGACCTGCTGCGGCGCGGCCGGGTATCAACTATTTGGTTTGGCCTGGACCTCGGGTTCCCGCCGGCCCCGCCCCTGATATTCGAAACCATGGTCTTTGGCGGGCCCCTGGACGGGTTCATGGACCGATACCCAACCGAGTCCCTGGCCCGTGCCGGCCACGGCCGGGTGGTCCGTCTGCTGCGGCGGGTTCAACTGCGGCCGCTGATCCATAACGGCGGACGGCCAAAGGCCGGCGGGTCCTGCCGTTTTTCCAGACACCATGTTTGAAGGCTCGGGCGGTCAGGGCAGGGTTCTGCCTGATAAGCGTTCCCCGGGATGGGGAATGGCTTATCAGGCAGACTCTAACCACCATGCCCGTTAGGACGGTATGGCCAAGGTATAGGGGGGTACGCCCCAAGTCTGTCCCCCCGGGTTAGGGGGGGCGCGGACGGCTTGCCACGGCGCTGGCCCGCGCCTGGCTTGGCGCGGTGCAGTTGGGACTGGTCGCCCTTTGATTCCGGGCCTTGCGTAATCCCGGTGAAATCCCCTGTCCGTGGCATCGACAATGGACGCCCACCACGGCACTTAACCACGTGATTCCATTACCGGACTACACGCGGCGGGGTCCGCGGGCCCCTTTCCTGGCCGGCGCTTACCAATCCCAGCGTTTCCCCCGTCAATGGCCAGTGGTAAGTCCAGCCGGACGGCGCGCCAAATAAACCCCCTAAGCCCGGACAATAAAAAAAGCCGGGGGCACGAACGCCCAACCGGCAAAACTAACGCGTCGCCCCGATACCATAGATACCAGCGGCGAGACGTTCGAATCACGGTCGAACGTTCAAGCTATCGGGTCCCGGAATTGGCGTTCCGGGGCCCTGCTTTTTGAAACCATATCTTAAGGAATCCGGGGACGTCGTCACGCGACACGCCCGGCCGGACCTTAAAAAAACTTGGCCCCGGTTCCGTCGGATGGAACCGGGGCCAAGTCTTTGTCTAGGTCAGGACGCCGCGCGCAACGTCCGGCGGTCCTTAAGCGATTGGATCACCACGGCCGCGGTTTCCAAATCGTCCGGGGTCAGGTCCCCGAGGTTGGCCACGATCAGGTCCAGCCGGTTCCCGCCGGGGTAACCCTCGGGGGTGATGCCGGCGGACGCCATGGCGGCCTGTTGGACGGTCTTTAGTGGCAGGTTCAGGCCCTTGGCCAGTTGTTCCAAGGTATGGGCCCGGGGCATATGGTTTTGGGTGGACGTCGCCAACTGGCCAATCTTGGCTTTGGACAGGTCGCAACGGCGGGCAAGCATGGAATAGCTATCCCCGGTCCGTTCCTGGTGGCTGGTGATTAGGTCCCGCAACGTTAGCGGCTGTTCGTCGGTCATGATTCTTAGCTCCCTGTTGTGCTTTATTCACGTTTGATCCCCCGTAAACAGTTGAGAGTCTATAAGTTCTAGACGGACAACGTCTAGCGGAACGAACCGTGGCGCGTCCAATGTTTAGACAAAACTGCGGCAATCTTGATCCAATCCTGAGCGCGCCTTGCCCGCGCCATTGAACCGCTGCTAGGTTCAGACCGTCTAAAGTATTTAGACGGAAGCATGGAAAGGTTTAGACGTGGATGACCTCGAGGACGTGCCGGACGTCAAGGTGTTTATTCGGCCCATCCCCCTGCCCAAAGGGTCCGCCCATCCCACCGCCCTAAAGCGGGCCATGGACGCCGCCGGCCTAAGCTACCGGGAAGTGGCCGAACTGTCCGGGGTGTCCAAGCCAACCATTGGCAACCTGGCCAACGCCAAGGGCGGGGTGGAACGCCGCAAGGCGGACGCTATCGCGGCCGCGCTGGACCTGCCCATGGTCCACCTGTTCCAACACGGTGACGGGATGCCGCCGGCATGA